CAATCCCCTCCGGCGTTAGTCGGTATCTCCCGTCAGAAAAGACAACGAATCCTCCCTTGATAGAATTTTCTAAATGGTCTGAGGGCAGCGATTCGCCGGAGATTACCGCCAGCAATACTCCCAGCTTACGACTCTGAGTCTTGCTCAAAGCCATCTGGATAGGTTCCTGTGCGAATCATGTGACACACCTCGTCAGCCCTTTTGCCGACTTGAACACGCCATCTGCTGTCATAAAACTCGTCAGCCGCTTTGTCCATATCTCCTGATTCCATGCCAGCGATTGCCATACGGAATTGACCAAACCGTGATCGGCCTAGATTAAACAACAAATTTAGAATGGCCTCCTTTCTGACGGAATCTAAATCGTCATACCAATCAAACTGCTTGGCCTCTTCTTCTATCCGCTTGATGTCATTCATGAGCAGATAATCTATTTCGTCGGCAGACAGACCCAGTGAACCTTGGGCGATGCAACGTCCAACGCCTATAGTCTCCAAGCCTTCCGTGTCTTTATAAACGTGCGTTTCTGCGCCCTCATGGATGCGGAGCATTTTAATTAAATTTTCCATATCTAATCCTTCCCGTTTTGTCCACTGGAATAGAAGAACGCCGAGCAAGTACCTAGAATCCCTGATAGCTGACCCAGAACGAGTGATATAACTGTCTCCGATTGCTCTGAATGCGGAAGCAATGTAACAGTCATCACATACGCCCCATAGAGCAATAAGGCCAGCATGGAAAATGCTTTCGGCGTCCAATCATTTTTGAATGTCTCTCTCGCGTGTTGACGGTCTTGAACTTCGGTCTTGAAGGATTCCAGATCAATTTCCATTTCTCTGATTTTGCTTTTGAAGTCTTTGTCAGCTTCTTTAACTAGAATGGCCTTTTCAGGCTCCCGTTCTATTAAGTCCTCTATTTCATTGGCTGTCGCGTTTTCTGGTAATTTTAATTTGGAAGCCAGCATCTTAACGGCCATGCCAGACATAGGCCCGCCCGCTGCACTAGCTATAGTCGGTGCAAGTGATTTAAGTAATCCACCTAATTTCATAATGCCTCCAATGTTTCATGTGAAACTATCCGCAGAGATAAATACAGGCGATCTGCCCTGTATCGGATGCGCTGTCAAAAGTAATTGATTCCCTTGCTTTCGCTACTGTATACCCACGGACAATATCATCCGCTTGCTTCATGCCCTTGCCCGCAGTGCTGGATGTAACAATTAAGTCTCCAGCCGCGATGTTACCAGCCTCCCCGCAGACATTTACCTGACCCTCGCCCAGAGCATTGACGATCACGCATTTACGATTCTCAAACACCGAATCATAGGCACTGTCACGCTCTGCGACTGATGTGCCATATATGTCTGGAAGGGTGATTTCCTTTGCTGCTGATACTGGGACATAACTGCTGGGTTGATCCCCGCCATAGATGCCGATAGCAGCTTGATTTGATGCGCTGCTTTGAGCCATAACGAAAAGCGTATTGCTTAGGTTCCGCTTGATGGCTACCGCCGTGTCAACAAGGATGTCCCCCGCTGTAGGGCTGTCACCGGATGCCATAAGGCCATCGTGAGTCCCTGTGAACGGTGATATGGTTCCCGTAGCTGTGATGTTGCCGTCTACATAAACATTACCCACGGTATTCATGGCATTGCTGCTGTTGGACAGCTCCACCCGATTCGGAGTGCTTTCATCATCCGCAGTGATTAGCGCGATTGTGTTGCTACAAACACCAGCCGATGTCCTGTGAGTTGTACTGCCAAGAGCCGTAGAGTTTGCAAAAAAAGCGCCGAATGCTGCGCTAGAATTGTTTGCTTGCTGCCCAGCGACAGCTATAGAGTTTGTGGCGTTCGCTAGTCCACCGACACCAAAACCAGATGACGCCGCTGTGCGGAATATCGCGGCCCCTGTGAACCCGCCGATGCTTGTGCTGGTTCCCATCTCAAACTTGAAATTACTGCCGCTGTCGGAACCCGTGCTGTACTCTTTTGATGTGTTGCTAATTAGCTTACCGATTGAAAGTGCGTTAGCCGCTATCTCATCAGCACCAATAGCCCCTGCTTCAATCTGTCCGGCTGTGATTGTATTTGCCGTAATTTGAGAGGCTGTAATTTGGCCTGTTAAGTCCGTTACTGGTATGGTCTTAATGTAAGATGAGCCATCCCATCGGTATAGCTTACTGTCTGAGGTATTAAATATTGATTCTGTGCTTTTTGAAGAGGGGACAGAGCTAACTATAGTGACAGGCTCAATGGTACTGGCAAACTTAGCCACGGATATTGTGCCATCTACGATGTCAGACGCTGCTACCTGAGTAAAACTGCCATTCACCTCGCTTGATGAGCTTGAGACCGTGCCGTATGAGTTTTCTGCGGTGAGCTTGAAGTAATATGTCGTACCGTATGCTAGGCCGTTCACAAGCCCTACAGGATGCTTTATCACTGCGCCCTTGGTGACTGCAACTGAGGTTAGCAAATTGCCGGAAGCGGGCGTGAAGCCGCTAGAAGTGCTGAAATGTATGTTTACCTTAGTAACACTGTCTACCGCTGGGGCGGTGAAAGCGATGTCAATGAATCCCTGTTTGCCCGTGGTCGCGGATACGGAGGTAGGGGCTGAGATAGAGTCAGGTTCAGCAATAGTAATGTTTGCAGCAGAAGTGTAACCAGAAACAACATTATCAAAAGCAAAATGTCTGATCCGAACATAATATTGAGTCCCCACTATTGCGCCCGCGAATGTCGCAGTGCTGATGCCCCTGCCCGACATCGCGGCAGTTTTGTAGTCCGAATCGGTTTCCG